CCGTTCCCCAATGCAACCAACCCAAACTACGACATGGGTGGACCGTTCCCCAATGCAACCAATCCCGACTTTGACATGGGTGGACCGTTCCCCAACGCAACCAATCCCGATTTCGACATGGGTGGGCCATTCCCCAATGCACCTGGGCCTGGGACTGGGCCTCCTTCACCGTACGGTCCGAACCCGCAGATGCTTGGGCCTGACACTTCGGACCCTGGGCCTCCTTCAATGTGGGGGCCGAACCCTCAGATGCCTGACCCCGCTGACGCTGATGCGTGGGGCCAGATGTTGGAGGGGATTCAAGGCGAGTTTGGCAACGTAGACAGCATTTATAACCCGCAGCACGGTCCCCCCAGTGGCGACGGTTGGGGCTGGGACGATGAAAGCAGCGGCTACGACCCTTGGAACCCACCTGGCGGTGGTGTGCCCGACATGAGCGGCTACGGCCCTTGGAACCCACCTGGTGGCGGTATGCCTGACATGGGCGGCTTCGGCCCCGAATACGACTATGGCATGCAGGGGTCAGGCCCAAGCGCAGGAATGGGGACATCCAACCCGAACACAGGGGAATACCTCCAGTTTGCCGCAGGGTTGGCAGAGAACGAGGCGCAGCGCGGCATGCTGACCGAAGGCGACGCGTTCTGGGATATACAACATGACCGCAAGTGGGACGACATACATCGTCAAATCCCTGGGCTTTACAACAGTCTCGGGATGATTGATTCTGGGCTGTTCTCACGGGCGCAGGCTTTAGCGAGAGGCGACCAGAACACGGAACAGGCGATACAGGATTGGCAACTTGAGAACGCCGTTTCGGCGCTGGATCGTTCAGACATGGCGTTGAACCAGCAGTTGACTGGTGGCCTGACTGGAAACTTGTTCAATGATTTCTCTGGCGGCACGATGGCTCCTGCCGCCCCCTCTGAGTACGGCTGGAGAGAGTATTTAGACGCATATCAGAACGGAACCCTGGGAGCCGCTTGATGGGTGTTTGGGATTCGATCAAGGGTGGTGTTGGGGCTGCTTGGGATCAGACAGGCGGGCGCGCTTGGGATGCCCACCAGCGGGCCAACGAGGATGAACGTATCTTAGGGTTGAACCCCGACAAGGGTCTTTACCAGGGTTTGGAGGGGGTGGCTGACTTCGCAAGGGGGTTACCTGACTTCGCAAAGGGGTATGCCGATCTGGTTTTCGATACGTCGCCGTCAGGGGTGGCATGGAACCTGAACAATTATCTAAAGGGCCAGTGGGCGCCAACGGAACCTGATCCCATTATTTCAGGCCCGACGATATATGGACCAGGGGTAACGGATCCCACTCCTGAGCAAATCGCTGCGGCAGCCGCTGCGGAAATGGGCGCCGCGTGGCAGCCTCAACACGACGCCGATTTCGGCGGGTTGACAACCAACCCGCCCGCGCCGACCCCGTTTGCACGCCCCGAGTTTGACCCATCGGGGATCACGGGACCATACGGCACATACAGCGACGCGCTCGATGACAACTACAACAACTACGTGTCGATCTTGGAGGGGCTTTCCACGGGTCCCCGCACGAGTCGAATCGAAGAAATGTACAGTCTCGCCACGGAGGAGGCTGCGCGTCTCAGCGGAGCTGCCGACGCTTATGGTCTGACGCAGGGTGAACGCATCACCAACGACGCTAAGGCAATGTATGAGCGGTTGGGTGGTTTGACAGCCGACTTTGAAACAGAACTTCAACTTATACGGGAAGATCAGAGTAGTCGTCTGGGTGTTTCCAGGGAGGTACGGAACGCCCGTATAGACGAGGCTGCCGAAGGGCTGGGTGACGCTGCGGCGACATTCTTGGTGTCCGCAACGGCATCCAGCGACATTCTTGATGCACAGGGGAACCGCCAGCAGGTTCACAGTGACCGCATGGACCGTTTGTATGCGGGCTGGTCGTTGGACAATGCGATGAGAGCGGTTGGTTTGGAGAAGTCGGAGCGCCGTGACTTGGCCGACAGGGTGTTGGCTTTGAAGGAGAACGCCAAGAAGATGCGGTACGACGAGGGGCAGAAAAGGTTGGAGCGTTTGTACGCCGCTGAGGAGTCTGCTGCTGACCGCGAGTTCGATATGGCTACGACGTTGGCCGACATGGGTTACACCCATGGCGCCAACCTTGCCGAGATTGGCCTTGAGGGCGCGTTGGGGGTCAGCGAAGCCGAGGAAGCGTTTGATTCGCAGTGGGATGAGGCTGAGGCGTACTGGGAGAATCCTGTGACGGCTAACGCTTTTGCGGGGATGGATCCGTCGATGATGGGTGGCGCTGATCCGCAGACGATGTTTGACAACTGGTTGGCGATTCAGCAGATGATGCAGGCTGGCGCTGGTGGTGCTGGTGATGATATTGGCCCGCTGCTTCAGGATCCAGCGTATGGGGCGCATTGGGCGGGCGCGTACACCATCGACCCAGCGACGGGGCTGCCAGTCTTCGATCCGCAGGAGATGACCGCTATCTCGGGTGCTATTGGCATGGCGCCATCCGACCTGCTTTCTAACGTATACGCTCCTCCAGGCACCTAGTGGTCACCGTTCCACGGTCGGCCCTGGCGAAGGCGGTAGCGGGGATCCCCCGCATAGCGCCGCTCCCGAAAATCGCAGGCGTCACTGGCGGTGCCGCTCGACGCGCACCGCAGATCATCGGGTCATACGATCCTGGCTTCGACCGAGACGAGGGGTTCTTCAAGAACCTGTTGACTGGTCCCATCGGGCAGGCTCTTTCCACTATTGATTTGGGCCGTTCGGCGGTGGTGTCCACTGTCAAGGAGGGCGTGGACCTCGTACAGGGGGAGGGGTTTTCTGGGTCGGATTGGGTGAACCAGGTGAAAACCCATTACGGGTTTGGTGACATTCTCCGTGACGAGGACATTGATTTGGGCAAGTGGGGGAACCGTGCTGTCGGCTTCATAGGCGATGTGGCGTTGGATCCGTTGACGTATGCGACGTTGGGTTCAGCGACGTTGGCGAAGGCTACGGCCCGTGAGGTTGCCGACCAGTTGGTTGCGGCGGGTAACAGGCAAGCTGCGAAGCGGGTTATCAAGTCGGGGTCGAAGTTGGCTGCGGGCGGTAAGGCGTTGCGTAGTGTCGGCTATGACGTTGGGTTGAGCATGTCGATGCCTGGTACGGGCATGTTTGGGCGTGCTGTCAGGATGGATCGTGTCCTAGACAACATCACGGGCGGCGCCATCAGTCGCCGCCGTGCAGCGCAGTGGGCGCCTTGGTTCCAGACGACTGGGGCTAAGTACGGGATGACTGCGAAGCAGTCGCAGGAGTTGTTTGCGAGGGCGGTTGGTAGTAGTCGGACGCAGGCCCGACAGTTGTTGGATGACGAAGCCAGGGCGCTTGCGGGGCGTCACGCTGGCAAGACTGGCACCGCTTATACAGCGGATCTGGTCAGCGAGATTTCTGACGATTTGTTCAACCTGTCCAACAGGGCGAGAACGTCACGGGTGGACCTGTTCTGGCGCAACGGGACGGCTTCTACCCGACCTCCTGAGTGGGCGCGTGTCACGCAGGGGTTGAGTGGTGACACGGTGCGTGGCACCGCTGGTGGTGTCGGCGGGTTCGCTGCCCGTGGCGGCGACAACGTGGTTATTCGCATGGCAGCGTCGGCCCCTGGACGTGTGTTGCAGAGCGCGTTGCGTTCACGCATCGGGAAGGGCTTGTCCAGGGGGTTGGATCAGAAGGCGAAGCGGACGAAGTTCATGTTGGACGCTTTGGATTCTGGTGATGCGCTTTCGTATCAGGCGGCACGGGTTGTTGAGGATGGTGTGACCCGTGGTCACGCCAACAACGGGTTGTTCGCTGAGGCTGTGGATCGGTTGCAGTCAAAGATGTTGGGCGCCGCCTTTGAGGGCGGCTTCGACATCTCTGGTGCTGCTCCTGGTCCGATTTCGGGCAGGGTCACGATGGGTATGGGGGAGCGTGCTAAGGCTTCTGCGATTCTGTTGGATGCTATGGATGAGCCGTGGACGTATGCCGATGGCACGTTCAATGAGAATCTGCGCCCGTTCATAGACCATGTGGAGCAGTTCCGTCGTGTTGACACTGTGCAGCCTGAGAAGTTGCATGAGGAGTTGCGGAAGTTTTGGGATGAGATGGGTGAGACGTGGGAGACGTTGACTGGTCGCAAGATCGACAAGAGTGATCTGACCCCTGACGAGGTGTATGTGACTCGCCGTATGACGCCTGAGGCGCGGGAGGCGGCGAAGGGGGAGGGTTGGTATAGGGCGATGAAGAAGTCGGCGGACGCTATGGGGGAGCGTCTGGACCCTGATGCTGCTGCGGGGAGCGGCAAGCAGGATGTCAGGGATGTTGCGTATTCTCAGAAGGAACGTGCTTTCAAGGCTGGCGGGACGTTTACTTGGAAGGGGAAGAAGTTTGAGATCCTTACTCCTGGTGCTGCGACTACGGCGGGTGGGCGTGCCCCGTCGGTGCGCCGACAGATCATCGACTTCCTGAGAGAAGTCGATCCTGAGATCGCAGACAACTTCTTCGTTTCTGACACGGCGAAACTGATCGACACGTACAAGGTCGCTCAGGGCCGTGAGATCCTGTGGGCTTCCATTGAAAGCAACTTGGCGAAGCACGGCATCTTTGTGGAGGCCGCCGATTTGCGCGCCTACAACGGGGTGATGAACGACATGGAGAAGGGCGCTGCGGGGATGCGCGCCCAAGCGGGGAAGCTGGGCGTCAAGGCGGAGGCGAAGCGCGTCCATTCGCAGGAGGCGGCAGCCAGGGCTAAGGGCAAGTGGGATGAGTCGCAGCAGTTGACTGACGATGCGTCTGACGCTGCGACGCGGGCTAACGCTACGGCGGAGGCCGATTTGAACGCGTTGGATCCGAGGATCGCTCAGGTGCAGCGGGCGGTTATGAATCTGACTGACGAGATTGACGGCAAGTTGCGGGATGCGGCGACGAAGCGTTTCCGCACCGCTCCTGATGTCGCGGATGCTCAACGCGATCTGTTCGACATGTCGATTGCGTTGGAGTCCACGACCCGTCTGGCCCGCATGTTGAACACGGTCGCTGACGGGATAACGGATCGTGCCCAGAAGGCTGGCTTGTCTGACCTGAGTGGCCCCGCCGAGCATCACATGAAGCGTAAGGCTGCTTATGCGGAAATTCTTCGCCAGTTGGAACTGGCTAAGGATTTGATCGGTATAGCGCAACGCAAGGCTGGTCAGTTGGGTGCGTTGGACCGCACCGTTCAGGACATTCAAGACTTGGTTGACGGGCTGTCGGGCAAGTCTCGTGGGGGGCTGGGCCGCAAGGACGCTGGGCCGAAGTACATCCAGAACTATGTGGATCAGGTGGATGAGATCCGCAGGTTGGGCGTCGAGTTGGATGCGGAGATCACGTTCAACGCTGGTTGGCGTGCCCCCACTGATCTGAGCGATTTGACGAACCGTAACTGGGTGGAGCAGGCACGTCGAAGGTTGCAGCAGGATTTCACTGCCGAGGTGGCGGATCGGGCTGAGGCTTTGAAGTTGGGGGCTGATGCCGAAGCTGTTGGCACAACCCCCCAGGGTTCCCTGATTGACATTGAAGCGGAGCGGTTGACGATCGAGGCTGCTCGACGCGAAGCGTTGCAGGAAGTCGTGAACATGAACAGGCGCGCCCAGGAGGCGTGGATTGAGGGTTCTCGTCTGGCAGGGTTTGATCCGATGGGTGGCCCCGTGGGTGGGGGCGGCCCGTACAAGGGACGCACGGGTCCGTTGGTGGATGGAAAATCAACAGCGCGGTTCCCGAACTATCAGAGGAACAAGGCTGAGGCTTTGGATCTGATCTCGCAGCGGGACGCTGCGGAAGCCAAGCTGCTTGACACTGAGATCGGTCAGGTTCTCGAAACGGACATGGGGAAGTTTCAGCAGGCCGAGAACATGTTCAAACACATGATCGACGGCAGGTACCTTGACCCAGATACGAGCATTGCTGCGTTGCGTGCAGGGTTCAGGGACGGCGCTGTCCCCTTCGGACCTGCCGTCGATGGGAAACCAATGTATATGTCGATCCTTACTGCTGGTGACGGTGCCTCCGCTCGGGCGAACAAGGCGGTCAACGACAAGTTCTTGGACATGATGCGGTCCACGTTGAACTCTGGGGCTGGAACAGGCAACGAGTTTTGGAAGGCGTGGGATTCGTTGACGGGCTATTTCAAAGCGCAGGCGATTGCGCGGCCCGCGTTCATTCAACGCAACCTGCTGGGCGGCGTGTTCAACAACATCCTGGCTGGGATGCAGTTCGACAACATGTTTATTTACATGAAGGCGCGCCATCGGGCGATGAAGGCGGGCTGGGATGATGCGTTGGCTGAGGCGGGGGTAGATCCTCGTGACTGGGACGGCAGCTTCCAGGATTTCCTGGGGAAGCGCCCCGCCGACCTGAAGCGGCGCGCTGCACGGTTGGGGGCCGAGAAGTTGGCGAAGAACCCGAAGGACGTGGTGATGCGCGACTTCGCCAGGGTGTACAGGTCGGGTGCTGTCGGTGCAGGTCAGGCTTCTATGGATGTCGCACAGTCGTTCCGACTGGGCGGCGCCACCCACATCGACCGTTATGGTCGCCCCATCAGGGCGAACATGCTGCGGCGTGACAACGTGTTCAACACGGCGATTCGTAACGGCAACTCTGAGGCGGAAGAACTGTTGCGCGGCATGTTGGCTTTCGATTCGGTGACGACGGGCATGTCGGACATAGAAGCGATTGCCAGGGTCAACAAGTTCCATTTCAACTACTCGAAGGAAGCGCAAACCGACTTTGAACGACAGGTCGCTTCCCGCGCTATACCGTTCTATACGTGGACACGTAACTCGATTCCGTTGATGGCGACCCAGTTGGGTCGCAACCCGAAGCCTTTCGTTCGGTACCTCCAGTTGAAGAACAACATTGAAAGCGGTGTTGAGAAGGACAGGAATGTTCCCGACTGGTACGGGGAGCGGTGGGGTATCGACCTGTCGGGCCTGTTGGGCAACCCCAATCAGGGGCAGCGAACATTCGCTTTCCCTGATTTGCCATTCATGGATCTCATCAACGTGGCGAAGATGCCTTCCAGGGAGACACCGTTTGGGCCTGCCCAGCACATAGCGGAAGGGTTGGCCCCTCAGATCAAAGCCCCCATCGAGTACCTGACGGGAACGAACATCTTTACGCAGGCTGAGATCGGAACAGATTTCATTCCGCCTCCTCGCGTGTTCGACATCCCAGGGTTGTTGCCGTTCTTGTCGAAGGCGTTGCCGATGGGGATGGTGAAGAAGAACCATAAGGGCCAGTGGGGTATGCGAGAAGACTTCGCGTACCACCTCGGCAACTTCGTGCCCTATATCACGCAGATGCGGCGCCTCGCCCCGAAGGAGGAGCGATTCAAGGAAGACCTGTTGTTGAACTGGTTGAATTGGATTTCGCCTATCGGCATGCGGGAACGCGATTGGCGTGCTGGTCGAGGCACGGCGTATGCGAGGCAACGTGACAGGTCTGAAGACAGGCGCCGCATGATTTCATTGGAGAACCTGTGAGGGCTGCTTTCGTTTCCCGCTCAGAGTGGGGTGCTACCGCTCCGACCAAGGGGTGGACGTGGCTGAACCCGAAACGGGTGCAGGGCATCGTTATCCACCACAGCGGAGTGGAGAACGGCCCCACGGGGGCCGAAGCCGTGCGTGCCTTTGAACGCCACCACATGGGGGTCAGGGGGTGGTCGTCCATTGCGTACAATTGGCTTATTGATGTGGATGGCACAGTGTATGAGGGGCGGCGAAGTGGCGCCGTGGGTGGCGCCACCAAGAACTGGAACTTCAAAACGGAAGCCGTTTCGTACATCGGGGACGGTAATCAGCCGTTGAGTTTGGAAGCCCAGCAGGGATTCCGAACGGTTATAGACGAGTTGCAACATAAGTACGGTGGGGGCCTGTGGGTCAAAGGGCATAAAGATTTGGCTTCTACCAGTTGCCCTGGGTTGTGGCTTTACGGCTGGGTGATGGGAGGCGCACACTTCGAGGCGCCCCCTGGGGGGCACGCCCCTTCTGTTGATTGGGGTGACGTTACCACCTATCTGCGGGCGGTGGGTGCCAACTTTGACAGCCACCCGTTGAAGCGCAGGATGCGCGGCAACGAGGTGCGTCTTGTTCAATCAATGCTGAAGCAGCACAATTGTGACCCTGGCCCTGCCGATGGTATATTCGGTTGGAAAACCAAGGGCGCAGTCAAGCAGTTCCAACGAAACAGGGGCTTTTTGAAGGTGAACGGGGCGGTCAACAAGGCCACTTGGGACGCTTTGTTCTTTATGTAGGAGGTGCATTTCGATGCCCAAAGGTAAGGGATACGACGACGATTCGATGCGCGACAAGGCGAAGAAAGACGCCGCCTATCTGCGTAGCACGAAACTGGGGAACGCCAACAGCGGCGGACGCCCCTTCGGGAAGTAGGACACCATGAAGGATGGTTCAACACCACGCCTAGTGAAGGCCGCCAAGGTGCTCGTCACCACAGTGAAAACTGGTGGCGGCATCGGTGAGGTCGGCTCACCGTCTAAGAGCGGCGCCCGTAAAGCCCTGCGCGACTGATGCCAGGGAAGAAGCCTCGACGCCCAAGGTACTAGCATGCCTCTGATGCGCGGCGCTTCTCAGAACGCCATCAACACGAACATTGGGCGCCTCATCAACGAGGGGTACCCGCGCGATCAGGCGGTCGCTATCGCCCATGATCACGCCAAACGATCTAGAAAGAGGAAGAAATGACTACTTTGAATTCGGGGGACTGGAGAGACAAGCTAGAACGGGCAGCAGCTACGTTCGCACAAGCATTCCTTTCCGTGTTTATACTGGGGGACATGTCCACAATCGAAACTGCTTCCGTAAGTGCTGGCGCTGCGTTGCTGGCCCTGGTGAAAGCTTGGTGCAAGGAAGTATTGGACAAGCGGGCTGCGTAATGTCTGACGAATGGGAGATGTTTCTCGCTGAACACGGCGACGACATCACGGAAACAGTGCATGGCAACATGCGCCGTGACGTGAACCTGTTCGACATAGAAGACGGAACGCATGCGGGCTGGTGCAAAGACAGGCTCGGCGTCCTCATCGTTTTAACCGAGGAGGAAGCCGAGGGGCTTGTGTCTGAGGACTGGCGCGTCCAACAAGGGTACAGTGTGCATCCCGTGTTCAAGGAGTTCTTCGGCAGGCTGATTCAGGACATGACGGTGCGGGCATTGGATGCCCGCTCCGACCCTGAGATCTAGTCCAGGTGGTACTTGTCCGCAAGGGCAGGCATCTTGCGTTTCAAAATTTCCGCCAAGAGTTTCGGCGCTTCGTCACGCCTGCGCGCCACCGTGGTTTTCGGTATACCCGTTACTCGCTCTATTTGACGAAGAGACAACTGGGCGCCGTAACGGCATTCGAGCACCATTCGGTGTGGTTCGGGGAGTTCAGCCAACGCTTCGACAACAACTTTGTCTTGAGGTGACAACCACGTCGCCGCAGACGAGGAATGCGGCTCACGACCTGGTGGTGTTTGCATCAACGCGGCAAGCTCGTTCAGTGGTCTAGAGGTGTCACCCATTGGGAGCACGGCGCGGTAGTAATCGTTGAGTGCTCGGTCAAGTAACCAGCCCGTGGGATCCACACTGACCATTTTCGACATCGACTATCCCAACAAATCCCACACCTCTCCCGCCTTGATTGCATAGTACTCGTTTCCTTCTGGGAAAGCGCGGACTTCGGCGGCCTCTATGAGTCGGCGCAACTTCTTGATCGGGAACATGAGTTGCCGATCATGGTGTGAGTCGTGGAGGAACAGGCGGACAGGCATGACGTTGCGGTCCCACCACAGCAGCGTCTGCCACTTATCTAACTTCATTTGAACTATTTGTTTGCGTCCGAAGCCTTGCACTTCAACCAGGTAGTCGGATGTCAAATAGTCTGGTGTGTGGCGGATACGCAGCGGCAGTTTCCACATGGCTATGGGGGGACGGTTCAGCCCGAACCTGACGTAGTTGACGCCGCACCATTCCTCGAACACGCCTTCAGCCAGGTCGCCCATGCCGTCGAGGCGTTTCCCAAACTCCTGTTCGGAGAACTGGGCGTTGCTCATAGTGGTGACAGGCCCAAGTGCGCTAATGAACAAAACACAAATCTGGTTTTGAACGCACCTGGACCTGCCACTCCGTAACCTATCACAGCTTCGTCGCCTCGATGTGATACACCAACTTGTCGTCAGGGTAGGCGATGCCGTTCAACCCGTCCAACGTGGCCTTGATCGCATTGTCCAAGTCGAAACGCAGTTTCGACGTGGCGTCAGGCATCTCCTCGATCTCAATGGTTTGATACTCGGGAGTGTACGCGATCCTCATAAGGATCGGGCTGTCAAACATGGGGCCGTCGTATGCTTCTGCGATTGTTGCCTCGTACTCCAACGTCTCCTTCGGAGTGTAGACACGTCCCCGTCGCGTCATGCGGGGGCGCCCCTTGGGTCGGGGGCGCCCCTCAACGATAAACGCGTATTCCTGATTGGGCATCTTGGAATGCTTTCTCTGCAAGTTTCCGTATCTGATACAACTGGTCGTGCTGGGGTTCACCGCCGACATAGAATTTGTGGGTGGACCTGTTGTCTAAATCCATCAACCAAGACACTACACGATCAAGAGAGTGGCCGTCGCGTGCAGCGAACGCAGCGAACTTATACAACCATCCGTGCCGACCTTTCCCTGCGCCTTGGTTCTCTATGAACGCTGACGGTGGCGGCCCATTCACAAACATTTCTTTCAGTGTGCCCCACATTGCCTTCGGCGCAGCCCTGCTTTCATGTGAAAGCGGGCGTCGCTCCATCCGTTGCGGCATTACCTTCAGCAACGCAGCCGCTTTGATGTCAGCGACCTTGCCTCGTCGGGCATTTGCCCGATGCAGAAACTCCTCCAACGGTATAGGGGTTCCGTCCTCTTCGACAATTATTTGCCTGTCGTGATGCGGTCGGTTACCAAAGTAGGGGAGCCTAACAAAGTTCCCTGGGGGGCCTGGTAGCGATTCGCTTTTCGGGAACGGCGAGTCGGTTGGTACGTCTGCGATCTGTTCGGCTGCTTGAAGACAGTTTCTCATGTCGGCAGTGGAGCACCAGGTGTCGGAGAACACCCAAATGTGGGCGCCCCCTGATCGTGTGCGTTCCACCCATGCGGGTATGTCCAACGCTGCGAGAACGGCGCGCAGGCTGAACGCATAGTTCGCCACCTCATCCTCTGTTCCCTGCCCTGAGTGGTGCTCAGACTTGGCGTCGATGTCGATGCACCCCCAAGCGCACACCCACAACGCAGGATCCATGTCGGGGTATCGGCGGTTCTCATCCCACCCTCTGGGACCGACGTGTTTGTGTTTCGGGTCGTACACCATCGGGTAGATACCCAGCGGGGCTTCACCATCTAGGTGTCGGCGGAAGTGGGCCAACGAGAGGTCTTCCCAGATGGTGTGCGGGTGGTCGCCTGATTCTCCCCACGCATAGGGGAACCCATGGAATGTCATGTGGAACCATGACGTGAGGTCAGTCATGGTCGAGCGCGCCTAGACGGTACTGGATCACCGTTTCTTCCCACGGGTCCAACAGTTTACCTGCCTTCGTGATCTCCATATTGATGGTGACCTTCTTGCCGTCGAACCTCTTGTTCTTAACCAGGGCCACACCGAACACGTTTTCTAGTTGTGCTCGTTCGTCGGGAGCCAACCCGTCGGCTTCGTGTGGGCGCCACACGGTCAGCATGAAGTGGGCCAGATCTTCTCCACCGTAACGACCCGCCTCGATGCCTAGAGCTGAGCCACGGGACGCTGAGCCACGGGACGCCTGATGCACGATGATGGTCACCGCATCGTGCCTCATCCCCAGCGACTTCAAAGCCGATATGCGGGATGGGTCATCGGCCAGGTCGGAGTCGTCTAGTTGGGAAGCAAAGTCCCAGACGAACACGTCGGCCTTGCGCCCGTATGCGTTCTCAGCCCATGTGCCCAGCATGTGGTCCGCTACGTCCAGAGGTCCCTCTGTTTGGATACCCGCCTTACGCATCGCTGCGGCGTACTGGGACAAGGTGGAGCGGTCGATGATCCGCAGGTTCCTGAGGTCTGTCTCCGACTGGTGACGTATCGCTGCAAGGATCTGGTCGTCGCCCCTGCGGGCCAGATCGTACACCTCGCGTGGATTTCTGTTGAGCCTGATGCTCAACATGCGAGACAGCACCATCAAGTCGGGTTCGTCAGGTGTCATCCACATGACGACGTTGTTCGGGTTGCGGGCAACGGCGTTGATTATCAGCAGCGTCTTGCCCGTGTGGGCTTTACCAGCCACAACCAGGCATTCACGTTTCTTTAGACCGCCGCCAAGTGCGTCGTCTATTTCGTGGATCCCAAGGGGCCACTTGTTGGATGCATCTGACGCGTCTTCTATCAGGCGTTCAGCAATGTCTAGGCAGGTAGGCAGGCTAGGGACGGCAACAGGGCGGGCGGGTTCTTCGGGGGAGAGAGTAGCCGAATCACCAGCCCGCGCCTGCTGCACCCGCGCCTGAGCCTCATCGAGGGTCAGCCGCGTGTTCATGTCACCTCACGTATGCGGGGGGGCGCGTGAAGGACGAAGGCAGTTTATCAAAGTCGATGGCGTAGCCAGCGTACCTGTTGAGGTGGGCACCCCATTCTCCTCCTAGCCGTTCAACAGGCTTGACCTTGGCGTCAGGGTAGGTCGCCACGTTGGTGATCTTCCGACCGTTGACTTCGCCAGCCGACTTGGCGCTCTGATTGCAGTAGAAGTTCGAGTCCATCGACCCGAACGTGATGCCGCTGAGGCGCTCGTACTCAATGGCTTGAGTAACGTAATCAAAGGCATCCTCCCTGATCCACGGCGACTTGGGGCGTGTACCAGAAGCCGCTGAGCCGCCCTGTGAGGGCGCCTGAGGGGCTGCGGGGGGCGTTGGGGGGACTGGTGCCACCTGAACGCCTGGCATGGCCTCAGCAATCGCCTGTGCGGCTGCGGTGGCAAACGTGTTTGCATTCACGATGCCATGCAGGTCGCTCCAGTTGGCACGCACCTCTTCATACGTGAAGACACCCGCACTTACCAAAGCAGCCATTACCTGAGCCGTCGCAGAGTTACAGTTCTGCGCGACTATCAACTTGTCCTTATCCATTTGCATCCTCCGATGCTGTCGTATTGCCTTTGCAAACAGACCAGCACGGCGCCCACTTCTCGGAGCACCACCAGCCTGCATCATTCAACGGCCAAACCTTCAGGCTTGACTGTTCCACGAGGCGGCTCGCCGCCTCGACCTTGCGTCGCAGGAACTGGAAGTCCTGCTCGCCTCGTTCAACTGTCAACGACGACACCTCACCGCTCGCACCGTACATGCAGTAGAACGTCATCGTCTTACGGCCCGTCGCCCAACAGTACGTGGTGGACTGGGGATCCCATTTCCTGTAGTCCGACTTCTGAAAATCGGTCTTGAAGTAGTCACGGCCAGGGAACTTCCAATCAACCAAACCCATGTTGCTATCTATTAGGTCGATGCGTCCCGTCATCCGAACGACACGCTCGTCGTCCTCAAACAGCAACTCGTTGAAGTCCACCTCCACCCCGATGGGGGTCAGGCTCGGGTACACCTGCTCGTACCACGAATCCAATCTCGTTGCGCCCGTCTTCTCCATAGCGGAACGAGACTTGAACTTGTCCCACTTGGTGATCGTCGGAACGAGGTCGTCCAACTCGTGGACGAACCGCTCATGGAGGGCAGTATAAGTCTCGTCACAGAGGTGGATTGGGGCAGCCATCAACCCGTCGGGAACCGTGATGATGTACTCGACGGCGTTGTGGCATGCCGTACCCAACGTGGAGGCAGCCCCCTCCCAATCGGCAACCTCTCCGCTCCATATGAGACGTGCCCGTTCAGGGCACATGTCCAACGCCTTCAGGTCGGACTGGTGCCAGGTGTGATGCCAACGTCCGTCTTCGATGTAATGCTCTTCGTTCATTTCTCTCTCCTTCTCTCTTGGGCTAGAGGCTAGCAGGCCCACCCCCTAAGGGGTGGGCCGCTGGCCTGCTTGCCTGCTAGCAGCCAGTATAACACTGTTCTTTCCGTAGGTCGCGGACGGTCACTGGTTCGCTGCCTCCCGCGCCGCATTGGTGGCGACGGGATGGGCCACGATAGCAGCCATTTCCTCCTTGCTTATCTTGTTGGCGGGCAACGCCTTGGGTAGGAACCTCATACCCAAGGTGTGGCCGAAGTGGTGTTCCTCGGCCCACGCCTCAAGCAGGCCCCTCGCACCCACCGCCAACATGGCGTTTTGAACTGTGCCGTTCCTGCCTGTCCTTATACGGGAAGCCTCAACGACTGCGCTCCGTCGGTCCTCAAACACGAGGTCAGTGGACGCCAACGCTTCGCCTGGTTTGTTCACCGCCTCCTGCACGAGATGCCACAGGGCACGAGAGCGAAGTGTCTTGTAACCCCGCTGCCTGTCCACCCCTGTCGGGGTGGAGATCGCTGGAATAATCTTTTTATTCATCTTGCTCTCCTTCTGTCACTTCCAGTGACAGTACATCTGCTTTGGATGTCTGCCATCGGCCAGTTGTCAAGTTGCCGTCTTCATCAACGACGAACGGGATCAGCCCCGTCAACAGCACCTCGTATGTCATGGTTAGATTCTTTGGTTTCCCCACCTTTCTCCTTCCGCTCGTTTCGCATTGTGCATATACGGTCTATCATAGTACGATACGTTGTGTGTGTTCAAACCCCCCCAAGCGCAGCCCTCCTCAATGGACGCCGCTTCTTCGGAGCAAGCCCACCCCAAACACCGAACACCTCAGGCGCCGACACCGCATGAGAAAGACACTCCTCCCTCACAACGCAAGAGGCACACACAGCCTTCGCCTCCGAAGGATCACCGTTACCCACCTCCAAGTAGAAGAGATCAACAGGTATCCCCGCACACGCAGCATCCTCTCTCCAACTCATTCGGCAAGCTCCTCAAACACGGTGCCCCAACAGTCCCCGCAGATATACCCGAAGCCGTTGCGGGCACCCATCACCAGTTCACGCTCAGCCGACGACAAGGCAGGAAACAGATCCTGAACCAGCCCCTCCCTGAGCACAAACCTATTCCACGCCGCCGTCGGCACGCCACCCGCCAGGTGCCGCTCCTCGCCGCAGGGGCCGCAAGTAGCCCTGATCTCACTACCCTTCATCCATCTCTCCTATCTGTTCGAGCAGCCACCCGTATGCGGCTGCCGCCTGTTGCGGGACAACACCGTTGCCCAACATCTTCAACTCCTGGGAGCGGGACAAGCCCGCACCTGTCACCCACCCATCAGGCAGACCCATCATCCACTCCACGAACCGTGACGACAGCTTGCTGTCGGTCACTGGGGCGGGGGCGCATCGTCCACTCGCCCACTCCCATCGGGCGATGGCGTCGGCATAGTCTCCCCACCCAACTTGGCTGCCACCACGTTCAGGGGATCTGAGTTTCTGTTCCACTGGGACGGACCCGCATTGTTCGCCCCGTCCTGGGCTGTCGGCGTCGGCAACAGACGCTGCACCTCTATCGACAGGGACTTGCCGTGCCCGTTGCCGTTGCGATGCTTCTCCCTCTGCTCCGCCGTCCACGCATCCCACTTCTCCACCGTCTTGCCCGCCCCCATGTCGTTCACCACAGGCGTAGGCAACAGATGGGGTATGTCCCACAGGTTCGCCCCCATCTTCGAGTTGCGATGCACGTCGGGCGTCACCCCATGCTTCGCTGCCTGCGCCGTCGGCGTGGGCAACTGCGAACCATCGGTCGCGCCTATGACAGGCACCCACAGACTGGTCGGCTCGAACACATGCCCACTCCGCATCGAAGCCTCCTTCGGCCAACGCATCGAGGACTTGCCCGAAGGCATCACCCTGGTTGGCGGTGAGCAAACCCCGCACGTTCTCCAAGAACAACCACTGTGCGCCTGCTCGTCTTGCCACAGAGACGACATCTCTAATCAACCACCTTTCATCATCTATACCTGCCCGCCTCCCAGCATGGGACACGGGTTGACACGGGAACCCTGCCGTGATCGCATCCACCTGCGGTGGATCGGCGATCTCGGTCAGGTCACCCAAGTTCGGTACCCCGAACCGTGCATCCAACACGGCAGAGGCATGCTTGTCTGTCTCAGCCACCCACACCAGGTCGGTGTCGATGCCTGCCAGTTGCAGCCCTAGTTCAAGGCCGCCGTACCCTGCACACAGGGCGCCAACCCGCACTACTCCTTCACCTCCACCCACTCAACTGGCTTCGGGAAGAGTTCCTTCGCCCCGTCGGGGCCGAACTCCCACCTCCACTTGTCGCCGTCCTCACCACACCACACCATGTAGCCCGTCATCAGGTTGCCGATGGTGAAGATGAACAAGTCTTCCTGCCCCGCCTTGGAGTCGTAGTCCGTGAACAGCAGGTCACCGTCCTCGTTCTCATCGAACCAGAACCTCAAGTCTGCGAGGATGGCCTTCGCATCGGCACACGTATCGGGATAGTTCGAGTCCATCCACGAGAACCACTTCTCCTCCCCGTCGGGGCCGAAACACCCCCCCTGTTTGAGGTCGTCGTTGTCATTCAGCGCACACATGCGGCGGTATGCCTCCGCCTGGTGCTTCTTCGGGAGCACCGCAGTGCTCTCCTCCAACCTTACATAGTAACCCATATCACTCTCTCCTTTGTTTGTTGTTTGTCAGCCGACCTGCATCAAAGCGCCACAGATCGAACACGAATAGGCGTCACCCAACGGGCCATCAGTTGTCTCGTGATCCCACGGCACCTCATCGCAGTTGTGTTCAGCCACCTTCCTGGCCCTAATGTGGGCCAGCCTCTCTGCCCTGTCGTCATCCAACATCTGTTGGACTGACGGATCAGACATGTCCATGTACTTAGGCATCGTCTTCATCCTCTCGTCGGCGCAGTTCTTCACGCCCCTCGTTGACCTTCTCTTCCAACTCATCGCACAGATCCTCCAAGGTGTCTGCATCCATGAGTGTCAGGTCTTCCATCCACATGCTCATGGCTTGCCCCCACATTCGGGGCAGCCCTCGCACACAGGAGTGAGGTACATCTCTGTCTCCTCCCAATCAAGGATCCACGAATCCAAGTCATGGTCGATGTGATCCCTGGCGCAAACACCAGGCGACCCGTCTCCCAACCAGATGGTGAACTCAACCTTGAAGATGCTCATAGCCACTCCACCAGATCGCCGTCAGCAATCTCGCTGTAGTCCAGCCCCTTCCAATCAGCAATGGCCTGCCACACCGACTCCTCCGTATAAGGACGGTCGGGGTCGTGGTAATCCTGCCAACTCTCCATGTCTCTCCCTTACCTTTCCTGCGCGAAGCGCACGTTGTTTATTCCCTTCGGGCACATGCCACACTCGACACACGCCCCCTTACCGACACGCTCAGGCGGGCGCTTCACGCCCGCCGCCATCGCATCAGACCTACGGGCAGCCCGCTCCTCGTCGGACTCCCACACAATCAAAGGCACCTTGCCCGTCAACTCAGGGCAGCGTGGCCCCTTGCGTTGCTTCGGGAACAAAGCAGCGATCTCCTCCGTCTCCTGCCAAGTGGCACCACAGAACGCATACTTCACCCACCCCCTCGGATCTACCTCCTGCACCTGCCTAGCCGTGTCCACATTGTGCCTGTCCACCGACAGGTACACCACCAGGTTCGGTGCGGGCACACAGTTAGCGACGAAGGTACGCACCAGCATGTGCCCCCTCGTATACAAGAACACCCGCATATCAGGGTGGAACAAGGCAACCTGATTCCACGCCTGCAACTCATCGAACGAATCCAACTCACCATCCCAATGCGGACGATAGAACCTGTCCCCCACAGGGACGCCACGCTTCACCATCTGCACCTCCACATCGTGGACGAGGCGATCAAACAAGGGCACCAGCTCATCGAACGACCTGCCCCTGGTCAGGTCCGTGTTGTGCGTCAACAAGGCGCGGACATTCGGGTACACCTCCGCTGCCCCCGCATAGCACCCCTCGCAGAACGGAGTCATCCACTTGCACTCCGACGACAGGGTGCCGAACGAGTTCTTCACCACCACCTCAGCCTCATGCCCGCCCGCCTTCTTCTGATGCTGCCAAGGCGACAACTTCCTGTTGCCGCTGGCCTTGAGTGGGACGGGTGCCCACACCTTGCCGATGCGGACTTGCTGCTCATGCAAAGATGTCATACAACAACCCCTTACAGGCGGTCACCAAGTGGCCGCCGCTATTCAACTCAGGATCGCACGCAGCGAACACCGTCGCCCCGTTGCTCAACACCAGGACAGCCACACCAGCGGCGCACCACTCCCTGTCCTCCGCATACTTGTCGCCGCTTTCCGTCTCATCAACCCAGCCGACAAGTTCCTTCTCAGACTCCACCATCGGGCGGATCATCACGATCCTATGCCCGATGAGCGGGTCCGTTGTTGTATTACCCATTGCCTTCCTCCCTCATCGCATCGAATCTCAGGTTCGCAGCAAAATCAGCAGCGACCTGCGGGTCGCACTCGAAGCAGCCGTCGCCCTCGCACTCCTCGCAGTCATCGTCCACTTCGGGCGGGTTGCCCAACCACTCAGGTGTCACAAACTCACGCACCATGTACCCCCTTATAGTAACTAGTCACCATGTGTCCGAACGAGGAAAACAGATCCTCCTCCAACAACCTATACTGGTCCTCCTGGCGGATACGATCCAGCAAGCAGGTGTCGTCACAGTTCTGCGGGTCGCCACAAAAGCGACACGCATCTACCTCACACATCATCTCTCCTCTCTAATAGTGCCAGCACGGTGCTGACAACAACCAATAGGGCGCTACCCCAGAACACGAAGAACAAGAAACCTTCGACGCTAAGTTGACTCATACCACCACCCCTTCTTCCGCGCATTCTGAACACACGCGATTATTCTCGCCCGTGCCGTCGCCAAAGTTGACGTACACGGTTACGCCCTCACCGTTGGCAACTTCATCGCCACACCAGTCACAGGCCAGTTCTGGATTCCTCATACCATCACCCCCTCTCCTCCTTCTTCTCCCTACTAGACACCAGTTTACTTGACAAGGTGGCACCAGTCAAGGTGGCGCGGCACCTACTCACAAACCCCACGCCTCCTCCCACACACGCACCAGGCCATCAGCCTCAGCCACACTGGTGCATGGAATCCTCAGGATGATAGAGTCCGACGAATCCCCCGTCGGAGCATCCATCCACACCTCCACCTGATCCCCCGTCACGAACACATGACGAGGCGTACCCTTCACTATCGCACGGAAAATACCCATCGCTCCTGCTCCTCTCATTTGGATTGTTGGTCGCTTCATTTGGATTGCTGGTCGCTTCATTTGGATTGCTGGTCGCTCATCCATCAGCGTTGCTCCCTTCTTCGCTCATCAGAGCGAACCATTCAATGTGCCTACGCATCTCGTCAGGCGTCAACTTGTTCGCCGCATCGCACAACTGCATCAGCTGATCGTGCGTCCACTCCTTATCAACCATCAGCCTGCTCCTCCTGCTCGATGTGAGCGTTGTGATCACGACGCACCCACTCCACCGTGGCCCGCCACTTGGTCGTCTCCCAATCGCACCCATCAGGACACGAACAGAAACCACCCACTCCTAGTGAGCCTGCATGGACAACACGTAACGCATGACTACTCATAACATCCACCTCCTAGTGGATATGGGCCACCTCCTAGTGTTCATTGCCACATGGCAACGAACTACCAGGATCGAGCCAAGCTGAAAAGAAAACAAGAAAAGGCGGACCCTATTGGGTCCGCCCATTCTCTATATTGTGACTACCGATTAGACGCTGACGGCATCTTTGAGGACGCTATCTTCGGGCGTGTGGGTTACCGTGACACCTAGCGCATCAGCGAGCATGCCGACACAACGGATAGCGGCCTTATCTTCCGTAGCCATTGTTCCGTTATGGGCGTCAAGTGCAGCGAATACCGTAGCGACTAAGCCGTCGCCGTCGATAGTTGCCACGGCGGCACCGTTGGCATCAGCAGCAGAATCAGGCGCATTGCCACCATCCTCAGGCTTAGTCGTAGGCGGAGAATCCGCAAGGCGCATAGCCTTAGCATGGTCCCGCGCTTCCGCTGCCGTAGGCTTATTGGTCGTCATCCATTCCACAATGGCTGACCTCCGCGCGCCTTTGTTCTTCCACGCTAGGGCCGCCAGGTATTTATGAGCAGCGAACGAAACGCCCTCTACCCTGACCGCCTTAGGAAAGGCCGTAGCAACATTGCGCCACTGGATCAGCGTATTCGCTGACCGATTGCACTTTGCATCGTTGCTATCTTCGGTAGCAGCGAGAATAGCGAATACTTCCGCTTCTTTCACCGTTTCACCGCTAATCGAGCGATGCCTCCAGTGTGCTACGTCCCTAGGGATTAGCACCGCGATGGCATCACCAACCGTGAACGCGCCGCGCTCATGAGTATTAACTTTCCCTACCAGCGTTTTCAGTTTCGCATCGGTAGGGAAGTCCCTACCCTTATCGGTAGTCGTGACTGTCTTAGCCATTGTTTCTCTCCTCACCACATACGTGGCAGGCGTGGCATAGGTCAGCGTGACCTACGGTCACGACTAGACACATATGTGATTGTCAAATAACAAGCGTCGACCGACCTGGCCGACTAGGAACCACATTACTACACAAGGCCGCACCGATCAAGACCCATTATTGCCACATGGCAACCATGCCACCGATAGCAACTACCCTGCAGCAGTAGTCCGCCTACCCTCGGGCGCATGGTTCGCCTTACGCCTGGTGTTAGGGGCGCCTAACGCCTGGTGCCAAACACACTTCACCAGAAACCGTAGGCAAAGCTGACAGCCAGGGTGAACCTGGCCTAACGCCGAAAGTAAAGCAAGCCTAACAGGTTCGCTGGGCAACTGGCAGGGGCACCCCCAAGGGGGGGCGGGCCCCCTCTACGAACCATGTATAGATAAGCGTTTCCGATACGTTCGAGTTCTCTGGCTTCCGCCCTGGGGGCTTTTGCTCACACTTATACTGGGGCTTGCACTTATACTGGGGCTTTGACATCTTCGTCTCAGGCTTGGGGCCTGTTCCTTGATGTCTGGGCTTGCGGCTAGAGGGCGACGCTCCGCGTCGCCCGTGCCTAGCCCTTTTTTAATATGATGTTTGGTGTCCCACCCAGTGTTTACTAGGGTGTTTGGTGGGACAGGTTGGTGTAGTTGTTGGAGGTGTTTGATGCCGCAGAATGGTGGTGGTCGGGGCTGGAAGGTTGATCCTGATTCTGGTGCGAAGGTGATGCCTGAGCAGTGGGCGACGTTTTTGGATTGGGTTCTTCAGGGTCCCGATAGGGAACCTAAGTTCCAGTATGAGTGGGCTGAGCAGAATGGGTGTCATCCTGATTCTATTCGTCGGTGGAAGCGTGATCCGAGGTTTGTGAGGGAGTGGGATCGTCGTGCTGCTGAGTTGAATATTCATCCTGAGCGGACCCAGGGTGTGATTGATTCTTTGCATGCTGCTGCGGTTGGTGGGTCTGTGCAGGCTGCGTCGTTGTATTTGCAGTATGTTGAGAAGTTCACGCCGAGGCGGCGTGTGGTTGTTGATGATGAGCGTGAGGTTGTTGGTTTGTCGGATGACGAGTTGGCTGATGAGCTTGCGGGTTTGGTTGCGGAGTTTCGTTCTGAGGGTGGTGGATGATAATGGCTGGGCTTGTTTCGATGTGGGGGCCTAATGCTCAGGGGGTTCGTTCTCGCCCTGATCGGTCTGTGAGTTTGCAGCCCGAGTTGTTGCGTGTAGAGCAGATGCGTCCGCAGCAAATGGGCGGTGTTTTCCATTGGGGTGGTTACGGCAACCCTCCTGCTTTGTGGCAGTCGGGGCCTGACGGGCGCGGTTTTTGGGGGGGTGCGTCTGACCTTGAGGGTCGAAAGTTTTTGGAGGCTGCTGCGGAGCAGGCTCGCAGGGAGGGGAAAGATGTGCCTCCCGATCCTGAGGGAGGGTCGGCTGAAGAGGGAAACTGGGTGACGAAGATTTATGACTACCTTGGCCGCACTCCGCGCTATATATCGCTTCCTGACGAGGGTGGTATCACGGATGATGTGCCTGAACCTGCGGACAGTGACGCTGTTGAGCCTGTCCCCGATCCTGTGCCTGAGCCGCTGCCTGAGCCTGATGATGGACCGTGGCTGTTTCAGGGGCTGCCTGATGCTGTGGCCGATGATCCAGAGTTTTCTGCTACTCAGTTGCGGGATCTGGTTTCGCGGATGGGTGGTGAGCCTCCTCGGATTGGGCGTCAGAATCCTGAGTCGTCTCGGGATGGGCGTGAACGGGGCGGCGATTTTTTGCCTGGGGCGCCGTTGTCTGATGAGCAGAGGAGAATCAATCAGCGTGGTTTGGAGGGGGCGCGTGATGTGTTGAGGGGGCTTGGTGGTAGCGTGGGAGACATGCCGTTGGAACACAAGTTGGCTTTGGTTGCGGCGATGGTTGGTGCTGGTTTGTTGACTGTGGGAACGGGTGGGTTAGCTGGTCCTGCGTTGATGGCTGGCGGTGGTTTGTCGTTGTTGAGCAACCAGTAGGTGCGTGGTGCGTGGTGCGTAGGGTTGGTGCTACGGCGCTGTTGTTGAGTGTTTCGGCTGTGGTGTGTGCTGCCTTCATGGTTTGGGGTTTGGGTCGGACGTTACAATCGTTGTTCGAGTAGATGAGCACGATCACTAAGTTCGTTGTGGCCGTGACAGGCTTGTTGGTGGCGGTTGGTACGTTGATTGGAACGATTAGCATGAATCTTGGTCGGTCATCGAAGCCTGAAGGGGTTACTATCATTTTGAATAGCCCTGAGGCGTATGCTGAGTTCCTTGCGGATCATCCTGGGTGATGAGCCGTCTGGGTGAGCTGCGTCAGGAAGCGGAGTGGAGGAAGTGTGGAAGAGATGAGTCGTACTTCTTGCGTAAGTATTGGCATATTGCTCATCCTGCTCATGGTCGAATTCTTTTTGATCTTCGGGATGCCCAGTCTTTCGCTTTGAGCCATTGGGCGGATAACCGTTATTCGTTGACGTTGAAGGCCCGTCAGATCGGGTGGTCTACGTTGGTGGCTGCTCACCAGTTTTGGTTGGCGTTTTTTCATGCGGATCAGAACATTATTGATTTGTCGCGTACTGAGCGTGAGGCTGTTCAGTTGTTGCGGAAGACGAAGTACGGGTTTAAGCATTTGCCTGGGTGGATGGTGGAGCGTGGCCCGAGGCAGCTTGTTGAGCATCAGCAACGCATGTTTTTCGGCAATGGTTCTCAGATTGTTTCGATGCCGTCTGCGTCTGATCCTGCGCGTGGTGAGTCCGCCACGCTTATCGTGGTGGACGAGTGGGCGTTTTTGCCGAATCCAGAGGAGGCGTGGTCCTCTATTGAACCTGTCGCTGACGTGGGTGGCCGTATTATTGGTTTGTCTACGGCGAATGGGTCGGGAAACTTTTTTCATCATTTGTGGACGGGGGCCAGCACGGGGAACAACAAGTTCGAGTCGATGTTTTTTCCGTGGTCTGCGACTGAGGATCGTGGCCCGTCTTGGTACGAGGAGAAGAAGCAGTCGATGCTGCCTTGGCAGTTGGCTCAGGAGTATCCGACTACGCCTGAGGAGGCGTTTGTGCGGTCGGGTAACCCTGTGTTCGATTTGGATGTGTTGGACGACATGATGGTTCGTTGCCGCCCTGGGTTGTCGGGGTATTTGCATGAGTTATCGCCCAGGTCTGTAGAGTTCAGGTCGTGAGTTTGGAGGTTTGGTGTAAGCCTGAGTCCAACCATGCTTACGTGTTGGGTGTTGATACGGCTGAGGGTTTGGGCCATGGCGATTATTCGTGCATCCAGGTGTTGGATGTGAGCACGGGCGATCAGGCGGCGATATGGCACGGCCATATTCCGCCTGACGAGCTGGCTGCTGAGGTGTTCAGGGTTGGTTTGTGGTATCGGGATGCGTTGTGCTGTGTGGAGTCGAACAATCATGGTTTGACGACGATTACGATGTTGCGCCAGTTGGGGTATCCTCGCATGTTTCGTAAGCGGTCGTTGAACCAGGTGACTTCCAAGGTGTCGATGGAGTTTGGTTGGCGGACGACACGCACGTCGAAGCCTTTGATGATTGACGATTTGGGGATGGCGTTGCGTAACGACGAGTTGCGTCTGTATGACCGTCATACGGTCGGGGAGTTGCGGACCTTTACCCGCAATGAGCGTGGCAGCATGTCGGGGTCGCCCTATGACGACAGGGTGATGGCTTTGGCGTTGGCGAACCAGATGAGGAAGTACGCTCACGCCCCCGAGTATGTGGATCAGCCTGATGATTATTGGACAGTTGAGTGGTTTCGCAGGCTTGCCGTTGCCGATGACGCTGATTCCTCCTTATACAGGATTGGTGCGAACAGCGTCCGTGGGACACCCTGACCGCTGTTTGTAGACATGTCTATTCATTTCACCCAGGAGTATTTTTATGGCGAAGAAGTTCGTTTCGTTCACTAGCGGTACCACAACCGTTGACGGCCCGAAGGGCCAGAACAACAAGATGGAGCGTGGTGGCTCTGTGTCAGCGAACCCTATTTGGGAACCTGGTGGCCCCAGTTCACCCAAGCAGCGGTTTGATTCACCCAAGGTGAACAACCAGACGGGCGGTTACGGCGAAATTTCGGTGCGTGACACTCCGTTCAACCAGCATGGCGAGACGGGCAAGGTTGAGCCTGCTTCTAAGCAGCCGTAGCGGTGGCGGTTCTGCCACCTGATGCCACATTTGATGATTTCGTTTCGTATACGGAATCTGTTCGGGGGCCTGTGGGTTCGGATGAACTCGCAGACCTTTGGTTGTGGCGTCAGAAGCTCCTGACTTTGCGTGTTGACACGAAGTCGGGTTACCGTTCCCAGTTGCCTGCCGACGAGCAGCATTTGTCTCGCCGCGAGTTGGGGGACAAGCGGTATCAGGAGGCGAAGTCTCAGGGCCGCAATATTGAAAGGTTGCCTGATAGGGCGATGTTCTGATGCCTCGTAAGACTCGTAGTGAACTTTTAAGCGATTATCAGCATCGGCTGGACCTGTCG